GAACTCCGGGATGGTGTTGGCGGGAACCGCAGGATTGACCTGCATGACCAGCGGAACAAGATCGATCATCCCGACCGGCGCGATGTCGGTGAGGAAATTGAAGTTGAGCTTCTCGTGGAGCGCGGTCCCCCGCATCTCGCGGGTGCGATGGCCGCGCAGTCGACGACGAGGACAAAATCTCTGACCCCGAGGGCGCGCCCGCGGGTGAGGGTATTCGGTCAATTCTCCTCGATGATGATCTCTATGCCGCAACCGTAACCGTTCCGAGCACATTCGGATCGGGTACCGGTCAGTCGGCAGTTGTCGATGAGTTGCTGAAGAACATGGGCCTGTACAAGGGCTCCGGTTCGCCGACGTTCTACACGACTCTGCCTTCGCTCACGTGGCTTCTGCTCGCGCGCGATGGTATGGGCCGCCGTATGTACCGTACAGCTTCTGACCTCGCGTCGGAGCTGGGCGTGTCCAACATCGTGACCGTTGAGGTCATGGAAGATGAGCCCGATGTCGTTGGTATCATCGTCAACCTGAATGACTACTCGCTGGGTGCCGATCGTGGCGGCGATGTTGCGTTCTTCGACGATTTCGACATCGACTACAACCAGTACAAGTACCTGATCGAGACGCGTCTTTCGGGTGCCCTGACGAAGATTCGTTCGGCGCTTGTTGTGCGTCGTGCGGAGTCTGGCGATACGCTGGTTGCCCCGGCCGCTCCGGACTTTGATCCGGATACCGGTGAAGTGACGATCAACGATACGGCGGGTGTTGTTTACAAGCGCACCGATACAGATGCGGTTGTGAATGCGGCAGGTTCTCCGTACGTGGTCGCACCTGGCGATTCTCTGACAATCACCGCTACGCCGGATTCCACTCATTACTTCGAGGATAACATCCACGACGAGTGGACGTTCGATCGTCCGGCCTAAAGGTAGGTTCTAAATGGCAAGGTTCCATGGTCGAGTCGGTTACGGTGAGACTGTAGATACCGGGGCCGGTGTATACGAAGACGTCATCACAGAATACACATATTCGGGTGACGTAATCCGAGATACAAGACAACTTGTCGAAGCCGACAAGGTGAATAAGGATCTCAGCGTATCTAATCAGATCAGTATTGTGGCTGATGAATACGCGAATGACCATTTCTTTGCCATTCGTTACGTGGAATGGGCGGGGTTGCTTTGGACTGTCACTGATGTGGAAGTCCAGGCGCCCCGTCTTCTGCTTAGGTTAGGGGAGGTGTACAATGGCCCCACGCCAGCAGCTCCATGACATCCTTACAGCGATTACACCGAATGTATATTTTCAACCTCCTGAAAATGTGAGGATGGAGTATCCGTGTATCGTCTACAACCGGGATTTCTTGGATACTAAATTCGCGGATAACGAGCCGTTTAGTCTTACCAAGCGGTATATGGTGACGGTCATAGACCGAGATCCTGACAGCGATATTCCAGACAGAGTGGCTGAGCTGCCGATGAGTACTTTCAATCGATTCTTCGCGGCAGACGGCCTCAACCACGACGTATACCAAGTGTTCTTCTAAAGGGAAAGGGAACTAGACAGATGACAGCCCTTGAATGGGATAACGTTGGGGAGCGCCTGTACGAGACGGGCGTCGACCGCGGCGTTCTTTACCACCCGGACGGGTCCGGGAACTACGACCAGGGGTTTGCTTGGAATGGTCTTACGACTGTTACCGAGACTCCTTCTGGTGCAGAACCGAACAAGCAGTACGCAGACAACATCATCTACCTCAACCTGTATTCCGCTGAGGAGTTCGGCGGTACGATTGAGGCTTTCACCTACCCGGACGAGTTTGGGCTGAATGACGGAACGGCTCAGCCTTCGGCCGGTGTTTCGATTGGCCAGCAGGGTCGGAAGCCGTTTGGTCTTTGCTTCCGTACTCGCCTGGGTAATGATACGGATGGTACCGATCACGGCTACAAGCTGCATCTGGTGTACGGCGCCACGGCGTCGCCATCGGAGAAGGCATACGCCTCGATCAACGATTCGCCTGAGGCGATCGCGTTCAGTTGGGAGTTTGCCACCGTACCGGTTGCCTGGTCAGGTGGGAAGCCGACCTCGCTGATTGTGATTGATTCGACGGAGGTCGATCCTGCAGATTTGGCCGCTCTGGAGGCCGAGCTGTATGGCGATTCGGGCAGCGATGCTCGTCTGCCTCTGCCGGATGAGGTTGTCACCCTTCTTGGCGGCGCAGCAACGGTCGTCAATCTGGGTCTGGCAGCGAATCAGCCTACGTTCGTCAATGGCACCGGCGTTGTTACGCTTCCGGTTGTCACCGGCGTGCAGTGGGTCTTCAACGGTGACGAGGTTGCTCCTGGAGCGCAGCCTGCGATTTCCGTTGGCGATACGGCTGAGATCGATGCGACACCAGAGGCTGGTTACACCCTCCAGGGTGATACCAACTGGGAGTTCGAGCGGGTCTAAGACAATTGAAAGGAGGCCGGGGAATGCTCACAATTGTGGTTCCTGGCGTCGAGGCTTTCGACGAAGCCCAAGAAAAGTTCGTCACTGTAGGTGACTTTACTCTTGAGCTTGAGCATTCTCTGGTCTCTCTTTCAAAATGGGAGTCAGAATTTGAAAAGCCATTCCTTGATGAGAAACACGAAAAGAGTTCAGAGGAAATTTTGGGCTATATCAAGGCAATGACGATGACACCCAATGTTCCAGGGGAACTTTGGTCCAAACTCAGTAGTGAGAATGTTGATTCCATTCACAAATACATTGATGCGAAGATGACGGCTACCACGGTTTACGAATTACAAGAAGCTCCCAAGACCAAGAAGGAGATTGTAACTTCAGAAGTCATCTATTACTGGATGGTTGTGTTCAACATTCCATTCGAGTGCCAATACTGGCATCTCAATCGGCTATTTACTTTAATCCGAGTATGTAGTGCCAAGGCCGAGAAGCCCAAGAAGATGAGCCCGGCAGAGATTGCCAGGCGAAATCGAGAACTTAATGTCCAGCGTCGAAAGAAACTGGGCACCAGAGGATAGAAAGGGGGTGGCATGACAGCTCTAGAATGGGATAAAGTTGGAGAACGATTTTATCAGAAAGGAATCGATCGCGGAGTTCTTTATCTTAAGGACGGAAGATCCGCAGCATGGAATGGTTTGGTTTCTGTTGATGATGGTTCGGATTCTGATCGTAAATCGTTTTATATGGATGGTGTAAAAATTTATGAGAAAGTTATCCCCGGAGATTTTGTAGGAAAACTTTCGGCCTTTACCTATCCAGACGAATTTGACGAAGTTGTCGGTATCGTTGAAAGTGCTGGTCTATCTTTTTATGATCAGAGAAGTAAGCAATTCAACTTGAGTTATAGAACTTTTGTAGGAAGTGATCTTGACCCAGATCATCATTACAAAATACACATCTTTTATAACTTGCTTGCCATTCAAGATTCGTATTCATTCGAAACAGTTTCTGAATCTCTCTCGCCGTCACCTTTCTCTTGGTCTTTATCGGGTGTGCCGGTTATTACTTTCGGTCGGCGACCAACAGTACATGTTTCCATTGATTCCGAAGACACGGATCCCACGCTTTTAGCCAATCTAGAAGATACTCTTTATGGAACGGATACTACGGATCCAAGTTTACCAGATTTGGAAGATCTTCGACATCTGGTAGGAGAACTTGGCGGCCTAACTATTGTCGATCATGGCGATGGAACCTGGAGTGCAATAGATCCGAGCGACGATTATGTTGCGATGGTTGATGATGAAACATTTTCGATTAGCCATGCAGATATTGAAATCATAGACTGGGATACTTATACCGTTTCGGACACAGAGACCCCGCTACCCTAAGGAGGGAATATGACTACGATTACGGGTCTCACTGCGGCCCGAATGCAGCAAATCATCGATTCTACAATCGTCGATACTGATATTGTCGATGACCATCTGATTATCAGCAAATATGACGGGTCAACGTATGATGCGGGAAATGTCCGCGCACCAAGCTTTGATACAAGCCCCATAGGATCCGTCGTTACCCACACGTCCCAGGTAGTTCCCGAAGGATATTTGGTTGCAAATGGCCAATCAGTAAATGAACCCGATTATCCACAGTTGACTGAGTATGCGGTTGCTGAAGTTGCTCTTGGAAATCCGTTGTGGCATGTTACCGGAGTAGCTCCGAATCGTGTGGTTCAGGTCCCAGATTTGCGCGATCGTTTCCTGTTCTCAAAGGGAGCAAAAACCTTTGGGTCAATGTCTGGTGAAGAGACTCATCTGTTGACTGGTCCTGAATCTGGTACTAATGGCAATGGTAGTACGGACAACGATGGTGGTCATAATCACCAGTTTCAAGGAACCGTCAATACTTCTGGTGGAGCAGGAGCCACACCATACTTTACTCCGGCAGACCCAACATCTACTTTCTGGGTAACTGATCCTCCAGTAACCCACACTCATTCCTTGGCGGCTCGTAGTGCTGATACGGCACATAACAACATGCCGCCGTACTGTGTCCTTGCTCTGTTGATCAAGGCCACGATGTTGATCGTAGATGGTGGAACTCTGGTGGGTCCTCCTGGACCAGCTGGAGCAGACGGTGCTGATGGAGCAGATGGCGCGGATGGCGCTGTTGGACCCGCTGGGTCTGGTGGGTCTTCTGGG